GCCAAACACCATATTTGTGGGGCCATAAGCACCACCCCAGCCACTTGCATAGCTACGTTTTGAACTTGACGATGCCTTCAAAGCCGCCCCAGCCGCTACCAATGCGCCGCCCGCTATTCCCGTCCGTATGGCTACTGGTGATAAAGCCCCCTGTGTCGCTACTGCTAAGGCAACCAATGCCGCTGCTTGCTTTAACATTTGTTGACCGATTTGCATAAGTATATCCCCGAAAGAACTAATAATCGACCGACCAAACGCTTCAAAAGGATTACCGCCATTCACAAACGCCTCCCCCATTGCTTGGAACCCCGACGATAACGAACTAACTATGTTAGGTAGTATTTTGGTCATATTATTCAAGTTGTCAAGTTGCGCCTGAGCCATATTGTTAACGCCCTCTAATGAGGCCTTAAGCGCTTCCTGCATCCCGCTAATATTCCACCCGCTAAACATGCCTTCAAACGCCCCTCTGATAGAGTCCCGCGTTTCTTCAAGTTGTGCGTTTAGTTCGCTTTGCTTCAAAACCTCAATCGCAAAATCACTTGCCTCTTTTAGTTTGTCGCCCAGTGCTTTGGTGTCAATCGCATTCGAAAAGTCAGGGAAAATGTTGCTCGCTGGGGTCGCCTTTACCTCTCTTATCGGGGCCATTTGGTAGACATCAATCCCCGAAATAACCCCGTTCTTTGTTCCTGAATCTCTGTATTTAATCGCGTCAAGTCCTGCTTTTATCCGAGCGTTTGACGCGTCTACTAAACTTTTGGTTGCATCTCCAAGGCCTCCACCTCCTTTAGGGCTATCGTCAAATTTAGTTCTTTTAGTAGTTAATGCGCTAAAAGCGTCCCCTAGCCCTTTTACAGCGTTTGTAAGTGGTGGAACTTGAGCTTTGAGCCTGTCAAAGTCCTTGATTGTACTCTTAAAAAATCCTTCTAGTTTATTGCCTAAACTTTTCCCAAAAAGCAAACTAACCAGCCCCGCAAACGCTGTTTCAATACCAAGCAAAACCGTCTGCATTATACTTACAATCCCGTTCCATGCGTATTTTGCCGTGTTCTTCATGTGCTCCCACATATTCGCCCAGTCGCCCGTAAACAGGTTGTAGAACACTGCAAAAATAGAAATGATTGCACCAAACGCCGATTTAATGACGTCTTTGATATGGGTGAATATCTGAACGTTTGCTATCGCGGCTTTGATGCTATCCCAATGATAGATAATCAACGCCGCCGCTCCTACAATCGCAGCCACAATTAAGCCCGTGGTGCTAATAATTGCGGTAAATCCAGTAACAACTGCGGGTATAATGGTGCTAGTAAGGAAACCAAACGCTGCAAGCAAAGGAGGTAAAGCAACTGCCGCGCCTAATATGCCTAAAATAAACTTCTGAGTAAGTGGAGACAATGATAGAAAGTTATTTTTGAGGTCTTCAATGCCGCTACTAAAAGAACCTAACATCCCTTTTACGTCGAACGTGCTTACCATCGTGTCGCCAATTTGCGACAAAGCGATTTGCACGCCGTCCCATGCGGTTGATAGCATACCCGGTAAGGTTGTACTTAGTGCGGTTGTCATTCCGCCGAACTTGTCGTTAATAACTTTGCTAACGGCTTCCATTGCTTCCTTGACGCTGCCAACGTAGCTGCCGCTTTTGTCAAACTTTAAGCCCGCTCCCTCTAATGCCGTTCGGTCAATCCCTAATTCTCTGAGTCGCTCAAATGCCTCCCCAAAGTTGCCCGATTTTAAGCGGCCTAGTGATGAGGTAACCTCTGTGATATTAACATCCATCCCCGCCGCTAAGTCGCCCGCCGTCTTTAGGTATTTCGTTACATCGCCAACGGCAAAACCGTACGCTAAAAGCTGTTTCGCGCCTTTCTGCACGTCGGCAAACTCAAACGGTGTTTCGGCTGAAAACTTGACCAGTTCTTTCTGCAAAGCTAATGCCGTCCCCGCGTCCTTGGTTAGCACTCGGAATGATAGGGCTGCCTTTTCGAGGTCGCCCGATAATTTAAGCGCAAAACCCCCAGCGGCTGCTAGTGGTAAGGATAAAGACGCCGAAAGTTCGCGCCCTGTGGTTTCCATGTCGCTGTTGAATTTCGACAAAGCCCCCTTTGCTTCTGCCAGCCCTCGTTTAAGCTCCGAAACGTCAACACCGATTTTTACAAATACTTTCCCCGCTTCCATATCTTGTATATTATAAGCCTAACATCCGCAAAAATTCCCGTTCGGCTTGTTCTTCTTTCTTCTTATCTTCCAGTGCTTTGTCAGCCATTTCCGAGGGTAGTGTCCACAGGTCTGAGGGTTGCACCTTTTCTTCGGGCTTAATGTTAGGGGACACAATCCAGTAAGTTTGCAGTCGTATTACTTTTTCCCAAGCCTCCTGTTTGTCCCTGTAAGCCTGCATTTTTATTGAGAAATCGTGAAGCGTCAACCCCCAAAAAGTTTCGGGGTCAAGGCCTAACACCCCGACCCCGTCAAACTCTATTTCTTCCCACCCGTAGGCTTTTTTTTAGCCCCGATTTGCGCCGCTAATGTAGCGTTTGCTTCTGCCTTCTTTGTGGCTTCCTCGAGTGTCATACCTGTAAGGTTGAACACAATAGACCCGATTAGGCACCGTATCACCTCCTTAAACGCCTCACTCGTTGGTTCTAGTTCTTCTATCCATTCGTAGGCGTGTCGTGTCTGATAGGGTACTGAGTCAATATCTAGTTCGTAGTTTGCGGCTTCCTTAATCGCCTCCGCGTAAAAGTCTAACATTTCGAAAATACTGATACCTCCATTTTCAGAGGATTCGAGTTTTTCCAAAAATTGTTCTAAAGTTATTTCAAGGGTTTTGCAGGTGTTTCTTAGTGCCCATAAGGCAAAACGTAGGGGAACCTTCCGCCCCCCAACGTTAATAGTAATCTTCCCAGTAGTTGCTGCCATATTACACCGCTGCTAACGTTGGTGCGCCCGAGCCCGTAAACGCAAAACTGATTTCCATAGCCGCCTCCATCACCGCCGAGACCTCAATCGAATCAATAAAAATTGTTCCTGAAATCTCCTTATCACCCGATGCGCCCGTGGTGAATTTCGCCACCGTTAGGCGGTCACCTGTTAAGAACTCATTTAATACAGTCTCAAAGTTTACTTTGCCGCTGCCAGGGGTAAACGCCAAAATAGCCGTACCTGAACCCGACCATCTCTTTAAGCCACCGATAAACTCGTCCCATCCGTCTGAGTCTTTCGTAGTTGTGGGGATCTTGTCTCCCTCAAACTTTACTTTTACCTCCTTTTCATTGGCGAAAAGGTCGTAAGTTGCCCCGATTTTAAATCTAAACTTGGTTGCATTGAATGCCCCTACTGTTGCCATGTTTTATTAATGTTTTTTTAGTTTTCGAAAACTAAATGATTAAATCTTAATATTTTCCGGTGAATGTATTCTCCGCTCGTTGGTTGCTCTAGTGGTGCGAATGGTATTACCTGAACCGATGCCGTCACCACGTTCCACCCATTGACATTTAAAGCACAAACGCCCTTCTGTGGGCTTATTGCGTTCAGTATCGCCGTTGCTGTCTCATCCGCCCACTTTGACCCGCCCGCTCCTAACTTGAATCTCGAAACTATATCAACGTCGATTTGAGCGATACCCCCAAACCCGTCCTTAGTTCCGTCTTCTTCGTAAGTTTGCCCGCCTAAAATTATACGCTTCGCTGGGGCGTCGTTGGTCACGATTGAATCATACAGTTCAACCGTTGGTAGTGTCGCCTTAATTAGCGTATAGTAAGCCGTTCGGATTGCGTACGTTGGGTCTTTCATCGTATCAACTTAGATAGTTCTTTTTGCAGTTCTTCCGCTCCCTTTTGGGCCGCAGGTATCAAAAACGGCCTCGCAGGTAGGTTGACTTTTTTTACACCTTTACCCTTAAATTTCGCCGCCAGTTCCTCAAACCCCTGCGGTATTTCTACCAGTCCGCCCGTGCCAAATTCTACATAAGGTGCATAAGGTGCATTTGCAGAAATTACGCCCTCAAGTTTCCATTTGTTAAAATCGGCATTGATACTTTGAACCAGCCCCCCAAGGTCTACAGGTGCGTTTCGTTTCGCTTCGTAAGTCGCCTGTAAAACAACCTCCTGAATCGCTACCCCTGCCTTATTCAATAGGTCAGCTTCAATCTTGCTAAAGTTCGCAAGTACTTGCGACGTGCCTATTAACTTAACTTCATTGCTCACGCCTTACAGTCGTTATGGTGTATCTGATAGGGGTATAATCCGACGGTACTACGCTAATAATATCGTGCCTTATGTTC